TCACTCCATTTGATTCAATTTTGCTATCAATAAATTTTGTGGGATTCCAGTAACTCTTTCTAGATCAGTTAAACTTCTATAGTTGGTTAAATATTCATTCCATACATCATCTGGTAACATTAATTCTATTGCAAACGCGTTTGCTTCACGTTCAAGTTTATTTATTGAAAACATAGTATCTCTTCTTAAATGCGGAGTATTGAATCTTTCATGTAAAACGCTATGTCCTAATTCATGACTGCAAGTAAAATATTTTTCTTTTTCATTTGAATTGCCGTTAAGGACAATCCATTTAGTTTTTTTCTCATACTTATAAAATCCCATAATATCTTTATGAAGGTTCCACTCTAATACATTAATATTTAATAAGTTTGCTAAATCATATGGATTATTTGTTTTGAATTTTTTTGTTAGTTTTTTAACCCTTTGTTTTATGTAGTTAGTCAAATGTAACACTCCGATTCAACTATTATTCTTTATCGCGATGTTTTTTGGGGATATATTTTTTATTGATTATTTTTGTTTGAGTCACTATATAATCCATTGCAGATAAAAGTGATTCTACAGCTTCTTCACTCATAGGTTCTCCAGAGAACATTAGTCCATCTGCATTTTCTAATTCCTTTTTAATTTCTCTCATCCTTTTCTCTATGTCTTTTTGATCCTTAGAAGATAATGAGGATTTTATAGATTCCGTATCTTCATTTTCATTAAGTAAATAATCTACAGTTACACCAAAATAATCTGCGACCTTTTTTAATTTATCTGCAGAAGGATAAGCATTATCCCATTTCCTAATTGTTCCATTACCAAATTCAAGTGTTCTTTCTAATGCTGCAACCGATATCTTTCTGTGCCTACATAGATGCTTTATCCTTTGAACTAACGACATAATTATCACCTTTCGAGCAACTTGAACAAAAAAATAGTCTACAGTCTAATAAATTATTTGACTTTTAGTCTATAAGCTATTATTATTCAAGTATAAGCTATTTATTTAGCGGATTGCATAGCAAAAAAAGACATAAAAATGCCATCAAAAAGCATCTAACTATTAGCTGGGGGGCTATAGTATTAATGTTTATTTGCTGTGCTTTCCTATAAATTCATATTAGCACACATGCTAATTTTCAGTCAATATTTCAGCGAAAATTTTCTCATTGTGTCGGAGGTGAGGCTATTGGAGAATAAGCAATTTCAAATCAATGTTCAAACTGCATTAATTTTAAAGGAAATGACTATGACTGAGGTTGCAAAAAAGATTGGAATTTCTGTTTCTTACCTATCAGATATTGTAAAAGGAAATCGAAGAGGAGAAAAGTACAAAAAACAAATTTCTGACCTTCTTGGTTTTTCTTACAAAAGTGAGGAGGATTAAAAAAGATGGAAGATGTGTTATTCACAGTAAAGGAAACAGCAAAGCTCTTTAAATGTAACGGAACTTTTATTTACTCACTTATTAGGAATGGTCATTTAAAAGCACTGAAACTAGGCCAATATAAAATACCTAAATTTGAAATAGATGATTTTCTAAAAAGATATATAGGAAAAGACTTTTCTGACTTAAGTAATGTGAAGGATATGGAACTCAATAAAGTTGAAGATGAAAAAGAGAAAGTGATAAAGACATGAACTATTTCCTTACTCTATATTTCTTCACAGTATTAGTAGCATTGATAAGCATTATGGTAAGTGATCAATTTTTAGGAGGTGAGGAAAGTGAATAAACCAGAGATTATTTCTCAAATTATAGGAGTTTTAGTTAGGGAAGAATTGAACGCTGCTGAAGTGCTTAACGTTCTTGAAGAAACAAAAAATACTTATTTAGAAAGAAGTTGGCATATTTCAATAAATAAAAAAGCAGACTAAAAAGTCCGCCTAACAAACTAATTATACATGTCAATAATAGTCGTAATGCAACATGTTTGTAGAATTAAGGGTTTATTACCCTCAAAATGTGAGTTCTTGAAAGCAAATGAATGTTTCCTATATTCCAAGCCATGGTTAGAATCATGTCTTTCAATACTAATAAATTTATATTTTGCTAGATTGCTTAATAACTCTTCATAATAATCTTTTCGCCAAGAGTATCCTGAACGAGTTACTTCAATGTTTGGAATTATATTGTAAAAAGCAATTTTATCAAATCCATCAACAACAATATCAGAACCATCTGAAATACAAATATTTAGAACCATATCCATATTTTTCACCTCCTATACGTAAAAGTTATGTCTGGGAGACAAGACTATTTTACCAAAAGGGAGGAAAAGAATGGTGATTAAATGTTAACTATTAACCCTAACCAGGCTTTCCTTTTTAGTCACATGGCGAATTTTGATGAACGATTTTAGTTCTAAAACTTGAAAGGGGGTGAAAAAACGATGGAAATGCAAATTATAGATTATCAAGGTCAAAGGGTTTTAACAACTGCTCAATTGGCAGAAGCTTATGGAACATATTCAAAGGTAATAAATAGAAACTTCCAAAGAAATTCAGAAAGATATGTTCATAGAAAACACTATATTGCTTTATCTGGTGAAGAATTACGAAGTTTCAAATGGTCACGTCAATTTGACGATAACCTTAAATTCACTTCAATTTTATATCTTTGGACTGAAAAAGGAGCTTGGCTACATGCTAAATCATTAAATACTGATACTGCATGGGATGCTTATGAAATGTTAGTAGATAACTATTATAAGATAGAAAATCAAGTAAAAATGCTATCTCAAAAGGAACAGCTTGAGGCTTCGATGAGGTTATCACTTATGAATTCCGAAGATGTCTCAGCATTAAAGAATGAAGTAAAGGAGATTCGTTTAATGGTTGAAGAGCAAATTACTCTTGATCATGGCGAGCAGAGGAGAATTCAGAAAGCTGTAAGCAGCAAGGTTTATGAAATAACCGCAGATAAGGATATGAGACCAAAATTGTTTAGCGAACTATACCGAGATATAAAAGATCGTTTTGGTGTTGCAAGTTACCGAGACATTAAACGAAAAGATATGTTAAAAGCTGTTGGATATATTGAGGCTTGGATTCCGAAAAAAATTTCATAGAAAAGGAGTTTAATAGCATGTCAAAAAAAGAAGAATATCAAAAATGCTTGAATGAGACTGGTAAGGTCGTTCAACTCATTGAAAAATATGAGGGATTGAAACTTTATAGATTTGCTGAATTATACAGAGGTGTATTGAAGTCTCAAATAAATAGATTAAAGGAATTAAAAAGAGCAGTAAGTGCGCCAACACCAACTGCCTAAATTTTACTTTACTTTGCGAATATAGTAACACTAATTTTTAGTTTTGACAAATAGAGGTGAGAAAATGGCTAAATTCAGATATATACATGTGGAATTTTGGCAAGATGCTAGGGTTCTTGAGGAAATGACACCAGAAGATAAATACTTTTACTTGTACCTTTTAACCAATCCAAGCACTACTCAGATAGGGGTATACCAAATAACGAAAAAGCAAATGGCTTTTGACCTTGGATATTCCACTGAGTCGATTAATAGCTTGCTAGATCGCTTTATTAAGGTTCATGGTCTGATTAAATATAATGATCAGACAAGAGAAATAGCCATTCTTAATTGGGGTAAGTACAATCTCAATAAAGCTGGTAAACCCATATTGGATTGCGTGAAAAAAGAGTTAAGAGAAGTGAAGGATAAATCATTGTTAATTGATTTGTTACCAAATATTCCAAATCAGACTATTTATGAGCTTTTTTCACGATACGTGCACGACACGTCCACGACAAGTGGGGAAAAAGAAAAAGAAAAAGAAAAAGAAAAAGAATCATTAGGGGAAATTAGAAACGCTGCTGATGATGCTATAAATTTTTATCAACAGAATTTTGGAGTGTTAAACCCATTTATTACACAGTCGATTATTGAATGGGTCAATGATCTTAGCGAAGAACTAGTGTTAGAAGCAATGAAGCGTGCCTTAGCCCAGCAAAAAAAGTGGAAATATGCAGATAGTATTTTAAAAGACTGGTATAACCAGAACGTTAGTAACATGTCTGATGTAGAAGCACTAGATATGGAATTTCAAAATCGAAAAAATATGCCTAAGGATTCCCCTCCCGTAAGCAGCGTTACGAATAAACCGTTCGAGTTTGACATAAATGCAGGTGAAGATTGGGTATGACTGCTGAAAAATCTTTTCTAGGAACTATTATAAAAGCCAATTATTTAATTAGCGACACAGTCATAAGGGCGGAGCACTTTGAAGGTACAAGGCATCAGGAACTTTTTAAAGTCATGGTAGATATGATTCAAAAAGGCAAAACCGTTGATCTCATATCTCTCACCACATTAGTGAACTTGGAAAGTTTCGGAGGAATATCATACATCAATGAATTGTTATCCTTTGCGAACGAGGAAAAATTTGAGGAGATAGAGGATTTAATTTTAGAATCCTGGAAGGAACGTGAAAAGCGCAATATTCTTGTGAATGCTTCCTCCGAAGATTGGGAGATTAATAAGGTCATAGGAGCATTGGATAAAATAAATGAATCTAAGGTGGATGACCATACATCCATCGAGGATGCATTAACGAAAATGTACGAGGCACCCTGGCAAGAGAAGGCAATTAATAAAGGTATTCCAACCGGTCTGAAAGTGCTAAATGCCATGACAAATGGATTTCAGAATGATGAGCTAACTATCATTGCCGCAAGACCCTCTATGGGAAAAACGGATGTTGTCATCCATTTTGCAAAAGAAGCAGGGTGGCAAGGATATTTACCTATCTTTTTCTCACTTGAAATGCCAGAACAAAGGATTACAGACCGTCTAATTGCTTCTACAGGAAGATTCAACCGAATGAAAATGCGGAATCCATTTAAAGATTTAACGGATTCGCAAAAAACGGCATGGTCTGCAGTCATTGGTCGAGTTTCGGACACCAAGATTCAAATCTTTGATTCTCCAGGTCAGAGTGTCGGGGAGATAAGGGCAAAGACTAGAAAAATGATTCAACAGTTTCCGAATAGAAAGCCAATCATTTTTATAGATTATCTCACTCTTATTCGTCCAGATAATTTTTATGGGGGGAATGAAACCTCCCAAGCTTCGGAGATCTCTAGAAATCTTAAAGCTGTAGCTAAACATTTTCATTGTCCAGTGGTTGTTTTATCACAACTAAGTCGTTCTGTGGAAACAAGGCAAGATAAACGGCCGATGATGTCTGATATAAGACAGTCTGGAAGTATAGAGCAAGATGCAGATTTAATCATGTTTCTATATCGAGAAAAATATTACAATCCAGATTCAGATGACAATTCGTTAGAAATAATCGTGAGGAAAAACCGAAATGGACCTGTAGGAACTGTTTACACAAGATACAACGAACATACAGGGGAAATATTGGATGCTGATCAAGGAACTGTATGAGGACAGCATTAAATACGAGGAATCATTCATAGCCCATTACATACTTTTTTTACTCCAAGAGGGAAGAATTTCCTTAGCCGATGATGTTAATAAACTCAAACTTGTAAAAGCTGATGAACATAAATTTTGGCAGCTATATAAACAAAATCCTTTAGGTTTTTCTTTAATAAAAGTTTTTGCATTAAAACATAGTGGGAAAATATTTGTCTTCATTTTCGCGAAAGACAAGTCGGAAGCCATTTCATTCTTTCAACAAACTTTTAATCAAAAACCAATAAATTGTCATGAATATTCATTGGATACACCTATGAATCTTGGGAACCGGTTTTTGAGTTTTAGAGATTTGCGAAAAGAGACAAATGAATTTCCTTCACTTATTGGATTTTATGAAAAAAATTATGGATAACAGGGAGAGGACTCCATGAGTGGTCAAGCTGTTTTTGAGAAAATGGTTGCTTACCATATGGCTACAGGAAAGGTATTACAAGGTAAACAATTTGTTCGTGAAATAGTTGGAAAGTATGAAATAGATCATGTAATTGGTGGACTTCTCACCTTTAATAAATATCTAGATGAACAGAGATTAGAAAAACAGGAGGGAATGGCACATGCCAAAAATTATTGATTTAAACACTTTTGCAGACGGCGCATTGTCAGAACGATTTAATCAGGAACTGCAAAAGATATTAGAGAATATTGCGGATCCAAACACAGATGCATCTAAAAAGAGAAAGCTCACTGTGACAGTAACTTTAAAAGCTGATGAAAAAAGGGACGTTGTTTTATCAACAGTAGTTGCAAAATCTACACTTGCTCCAGCAAAACAAATCGAGGCTAAGCTCATTATGGATTTAGACAACAAGGGTAAAGTGACAGGAGCAGAATTAAAATCTGGGCTAAAAGGTCAAACATTCATTGATGAAGAAGGCGATGTGTCTGATGACCAAGGTAATAAAATAATTAATTTAAAACAACAAACAAAATAAAATTCTTAGGAGGAATGAAAAATGATTAAAGAAGCTATTCAATACATTGTTGGTTTAGGTAATACAAGATTGGAATCGATTAATGGGCAAGAATATTCAACTCAAAAAATGCATTTAATCGAGGAAGCAACACCATTTCCACTGGAAGTAAGAAACCTATCCGGGATTGTAGATTACTTAAAATCCGGATTTGATAAAGATGAATATAGTAGCAGAATGATTCAAATTGTAAGCCCTACAGAGGTAGTCGTAAGTAGTACTTTTAATCAAGATTACAAAAGAAATGAATATATGAAAGCAACGGCTATGATTCCGAGTTTTGATTTTGACCGCTGGTATGATGCAGAAAACTTTAATATAAAACTTCAATCAACATTTGTAAAAAATGAAGATCGAGATATTATGCTGCAGGTGGTTGGAAATATCAAAGAAGAAGCTGTAAATACCGTTGGAGATGATGGTGTTTCCCAAACTGTTGTTGCCAAAACAGGAGTTGCAACAGTAGGGAATGTGCTTGTTCCTAATCCTGTAGTTTTAAAACCTTATCGGACATTTGTAGAGGTAGATCAGCCTGAAAGTGAATTTATTTTCCGTATGCAATCTGGTCCACGATGTGCATTATTCGCAGCTGACGGTGGAGCTTGGAAAATAACTGCAATGAAAAATATTAAAGATTACCTTGTAGTTGAATTGAAAGAAGAAATAGAAGACAACAAAATTGTCATCATAGCTTAATAGATTATGATTATCTCTCCTCTTTTTGAGGAGGGATAAATATAAAGGAGTAACTTTATGGACGGACAAGCTAATAAATTAAGACTTGCAGTTGAACAGCGAAAGGATTATTTGAAAGGCGAGCTGCTGAAATATGGATATTTTAAAACACCTGACGGAAAACAACTTTATGAATTAACTTTGTCAGAACTTGAGCAAATCCATATTAATGTGAAATGTCAGTTTGCCAAAGAAATGAATGACTAACTTTTTTCAGCATGATTCAGCATCCTGTGAAATTAAATAAACGGGAGGAATCAATAATGGCAAAAGATTGTATTGAATGTAAAGTAAGACCTGCTCGATATTGGGGAAGTTCATTTTGCGAGGAATGTTTTAAGGAAGTTCTTAAAGAAAAGCTTGAAAATGATAATTCACCTTCTTATACGGGGAAAAGCTGTGAAAGTAAAAATCATTGATACTAGGCCAAAGTGGATGCGCCAAGAAGATGAACAATTTAAATGCAGGACTTTTTGCGATGAGTACAGGAAATGTTATACGAGATGTGGTTCCAATTGTAGGAAATTTGGTGGGGACGTTATTCCTAAAATAAGAAGGTGATTGTCATGGGGCAATTAAGAAAGATTCAAAGAGGAAAGCAGGCAGTTGTTTTTTCCTCCTTTTCCAATAAAAAAATGACAAATGCATTAAAAGTTGCATGGGATGATGGATATGACAAAGGGGCAAAGGATCAGCGTGAATCGGATATTAATAATCTAGTTAAAATTCTTGAGGAATTAGAATCCTTCCCAGGTATCGGAGAAAAGACAGGGTGGAAAATTCGGAAATTGTTTTTAAACAAGTTCGGGGTGAAGGATGATGAGTAATCAAAAAAGCAGGGATAAAAACATCTTGCTAAGCGAAAGAAGGAAATTGAACGTGCTTTATTGGAAAAAGCGTGGAGAAATATATTTGTTAATGCAGGTTTGCTTAAAAATAAAGGAAAGAGTGAATAGTAATGAAAGAATTAGGTCTTGTGATATTAACTAGTTTTGTTATATCACTTTTGGTTAATTTTATCCTTAATATAAAAAAAAACGACCGATAGGGTCGTTATAAACATATATTTATAAAGGTTTTACCAAGAGGAGATATTCTAACGATTCCCTCTTTTAAATCGAACGTGGCATTAGAGTTAGGTTGATTTTGTAAAGTCTTAAATAAATCGGACTCTCTATATATAGCATACTTATTTTTGTTAATATAACTTTCATCATACGAAATAGAAACTAATCCTAATCTACTTAAATTGGTAATTGATGTAGCATTTTCTTCTCCAGTTCTGATATTTGTTAAGTTACCATGAAAAACATTTGATTTCCAAATATTATATCCGTCTCGATTAGGTAAATAAAAAATAAATTGGACAATTGGATAGTTATCAGTGTCTTTAAATAAAACCAAGTTTCTTGCATCTTCTGGTGAGAGTTGTTTTGTTATTTCAACAAAAGAATGGTGAACCGTTTTGGATTTACTTTTATCCATGGATGCAGCAATTATATTTGCAAACATTTCCCTTAAAGTTTCTTCTTCAATGTAATATTTTGATGCTTCTAAAGCAGGGCCAACCACACTCATTGGCGGCTCTTGAAGATTATCTTCTTCAATCGTTAGAATCTTCTGAGCAATAGAATTTTTATACGCATCTAAATCAAATTGATTTCTTGCTCTTTTCTTTTCTGCAATATGATTTATTTTACCAAAGGCAAGATACCATAAGTCATCAAGGGTTTGCATAGGTGCTTTACTACTATTCGTAGCTACCGATGTTACAAAAGATGTTAAGGCTGATGTTAATATTGGATCCATTTTTTCACCTCCACTTGTTATTAGTATAAATATATCAAATTTTGTAGTTTTTTGTAAAAATAAGTAGGGGTTGTTTCAATAGATTCATATATAATGACATGGCAATATTTCTTGTAACAAATTTTAGTCTGTTTATTTGCTAAAGATATCTTTTAATTGAAATAGAAAAACTTTATCGCGAGAAGGTTGGAAAACAATATGATTGAATATGTTTGTAAGGATTGCGATGTAACTCATATGGATATAAAAATCATTCCAAAAAAGAAATGCCCAAAATGTAATTTATTAATGGAGGCCATAGAAAAAGGATAGGTGGTGATTATATGGCAGCCGAACAATTAGAAATGTTTGAACCAGTTGATGAAAAAGAAGTTAGACGTGAAGTAGCAAGGCATTTAAGAGAATATAAAGCATTAAAAGTCCAGATTGAAAACATAAATGAACGGTCTGCAGCTGGTGTAAAAAATCTATATCCTTCTTTAAGAAAAATTAGTCCAGAAAATGAGTTAAAAGTACGCCAAATGGAAAGAACATTATTAAACAGTTTAAATGATGAAGAACGGGAAGTAATTGAGAGAAAGTATCTCTCGAATAAACGAGAAAAGGACATTAGCATATACACAGATCTAGGATATGACAAGGACAGATTTTATGATATACAACGGTCAGCCATATCTTTAATTGCAACAGCACTCGGGATAATCTGAGTGCTTTTTATTTTTCACCGACAAAACACCGACAATTTACCGAGAAAATCCCGACAAAAAAGGGGACTATTTTATTTTTCATCATAGGTAAGATTTTCTTATCGAAGGTTTGTTCGATAGGAGAAGCATCTTTCCTTTATCAAGGATGTACTCGGACTAACCAAAATTCCGATGAAGAATGCAGCTGTACGAGGGGAGCATTCAGAGGAATGGCTCGCAGCATTGCGAATGGAGGTCACGGGGAAAAAGAGTGCAATTCTCTTCTGTTATTTCGCAATCTTAGCTTATCCTCTCGGAGCATTGACGAAATAAAATCTATACCTGTAAGCAGTCTCTCAAGGACGTTCATTTCACCAACCCCTTTTAAATGATTTTGGTATTGGCTAATGCGTTCATTTTTTTATGTTAAATCCTCTTTTTTTTAATAGAGTATATCACGGTAATGTTTGTTGATTCTGTTGGATCTTTACGAAATATATTTATTACCCTTGGGGGACTGCTTAGAAATATAGAGCCATTCGATTGAATGGTTTTTCTTTTGACCTAATAGGAATTGAGGTGATGAAGATGAACATTGTGGAGCCTATTCGAGATAAGGACATTATCGATGAAATCAAAGAATATTTGAAAAAGAAGAATGAAAGAAATTATATTCTGTTTATGCTTGGTATTAATACGGGACTTCGAATCCAAGACATCTTAAAACTAAGAGTTCGTGATGTAGAAGGATGGTGGATTACCATAAGGGAAAAGAAAACCCATAAACATAAACGCATCAAAATGACAACTGTCTTGAAGAAGGCAGTCAAAGAGTATATTCAAGGGAAACCGAAAAATGAGTATCTCATTAAAAGTCGGAACGGAAAGAACCGTCCTATTACAAGAGGAATGGCTTACAATATTTTAAATGAAGTGGCTAGGGAATTCGGTCTTGAAAGTATTGGCTGCCATTCCATGAGAAAAACATATGGCTATCATTTTTATAAACAGTTTAAAGATGTAGCAGTTTTAATGGATATCTTCAATCATTCAAGTGAAAAAATCACACTACGGTACATCGGCATCAACCAAGATACGCAGGATAAATACATGAGAAGATTTAGCTTATAACCATTCCTTTTTTATGCTTAAAATGAATTCGCTACAAAAATAAGTTGTCTAATTCGTTTTTGAGAAGTGGAATGAAGGCTGATATTGTAAGGAAATTGGTTAGAGGCTGAATTAGACAGAATATAAGATATGTATAATTCAATACTTAAAAATAAGGCCAAATACTTGAGAATAAAGGGCAATTATCCACCTAAAATAGAGTTAATTTTATTACAGAACGAATTTGAATCATTATAAATTAGGAGGACCAACGATTGGAAATTCGAAAGGTAAAAATAGAAAATATTAATCCAGCACCATATAATCCAAGAAAGGATTTGCAGCCAGGGGACAAAGAATATGAAGCATTGAAGAAATCTATAGAAGAATTCGGCTATATTGAATCGATTGTATGGAATGAAAGGACGGGTCATTTAGTTGGTGGCCATCAACGTTTTAAGATTTTAGTAGCAGAAGGTGAAACAGAAATTGATGTTTCTGTTGTTAATCTTGATCTCGATAAAGAAAAGGCATTAAATATTGCATTAAATAAGATATCGGGCGATTGGGATGATGAAAAACTTTATAACTTACTAAATGAATTAAATGAACAGGACCTTGATATTAGCCTTACTGGATTTGATCCAGAAGAAGCACTAGATTTTATTAATAACTTCCATGATAACAGTCTCTCTGATATTGGAGATTTAGAGGATGATAATTTCGATATTGAGGAAGCTCTGGAAGAATCAGAAACAGAGACAAGAACGGCACCAGGCGACATTTGGTTATTAGGAAGGCATCGATTAATGTGTGGAGATAGTACAAACGAAGAGGATGTACAGAAATTAATGGATGGCCAATTAGCAGATATGATTTTTACGGATCCTCCTTATAACGTAAATTATCAAGGCAGCACAAAGGATAAATTAACAATCGAAAATGACAATATGGATTCCGAATTATTTTATCAGTTTTTAAATGCAGCTTATAGAAACATGGCTAATTCGATAAGAAACGGTGGGGCCATTTATGTTTGTCATGCAGATATAGAGTGGTATGCATTCAGAAAGGCACTGGTTGAAAATGGTTTTCTTTTAAAGCAATGTTTAATTTGGGTTAAAAACTCATTCACTTTAAGCAGGTCAGATTACCACTGGCAGCATGAGCCAATTTTATATGGGTGGAAAGAAGGAGCAGCTCACACTTGGAATGGCGACCGTCTCCAAGCAACCGTTATTGAAGAAAAGAAAGGTCATTTTACTGCAGTAAAAGAAAAGGACCACTATATATTAACGATTCCAATTGGTGAGCAACATTTAATGATTAAGGTACCAGACTATGAAGTAATTGAAGAAATAAACGAATCTACTATTTGGAGAGTGGACAAACCTCAAAGGAATGCTGACCATCCAACTATGAAACCAATCGCTCTTCCTGCTAGGGCAATTAGAAACTCCTGTTTACCAAACGATATAGTATTGGATCTATTTGGAGGAAGTGGCAGCACATTAATGGCCGCAGAGAAGACAGGAAGAAAATGTTACACAATGGAATACTCGCCAAATTATTGTGATGTTATTGTTAAACGCTATGAAGAACTAACTGGAGAAAAAGTAATAAAAGCTAAATAAAAAAGGAGTGGGCATCCCGTCAGATACCACTCCTTTTTCTGTTCAAGAGCAACATGGCCCATGAAGAGATAGTGTAAGTACGGATCCGTATTGAGCCACACTATCTCGATACTTATCTTATAAGTTAATGAGGGATGTTGCAATGGAAAGCGTTGATAAACAGGTAAAAAAGTTAATTAATGAGATTCAAGAAACCAATCTTAATTATAGGAAAATCATACAAGCCGGTATACACAAGTGGGTTAAAGACTATCAAGAAGGGCGTATTAAGATTGAATCAGTTGCTGATTTAAAAAAGCTAATCGACTTAGATACAGAGCTTCAGAAAGAAAATATTTTTCTATTAAAAACACACAAAAAACTTTTAGAAGAAGATAAATGAATGGAGAGTGGAGAAGGAAATGAAATATAATACTCAATTTGAATGTATGGACAAGTCTTGCAACACGGTTACTATAGGCCACAATAGAATGGATGGTGTTAGATGTCCAAGATGTTCTGGTCCCGTTATTCCTAAACCATTTAAACTAGGAGAAAAAGTTGGAAAGGATAAACCTTTAAAAACTCAACCTATTACAGACGATATAAACGAAATAGGAAAAACACTGGAAAAACAGATACTTGATTTGGAGGGTAAAATCTCTGATCTTGAGCAAAGTTTAGTAAGTTTAGAGATTAAAAAAAGAGTTAGAGGTTCGGTGTGATTGTTAAATGAATCCCCATCGATACTACAACAAGTACAAACGTAATAAAGAAGCAGTAGCCTTTTATAAATCTAAAGAATGGCTGCGATGCAGGGAGATTGCTCTTATTCGTGACGGCTATCTGTGCCAACCTTGTTTGCGAAATGGAAAGCTTACACCAGCTAATACAGTACATCATATCAAACACTATGAAGACTACCCTGAATTAGCATTAGATTTGGATAATCTCGAAAGCATTTGTCCTTCTTGTCATAACAAAGAACACCCAGAGAAGGGGAAAGGCAAAAAGGAAACGAAAAGGACGAAGATTCCTGTCATAAAAAGCAAAGCGAACGAGGAAGTGACATAGCCCCCCTACCCTTTAACTTAAAATATATATCTCTACGGAACGGGGATGGCCCTTCGTTTTCACCGCGGATGGTTTTTTCTTAAGGGGGGGTACACCAAAAAAACAATGAGATTTGTAGGAAAGGGGTGATTTTCTTGTCAGTTCCTACCAGAAAAAAATTGATGGAATATATAGGTGAGTCTTACAAAGAATCAGATGAAGAATTAATAAAACTGTACTTGGAAACTCATCAAGTTTATAGAAGGTTAAAAGCTGAAATAAAAAAATCAGATTTAATGTTTGAATATACAAACAAAGCCGGAGCAACCAATCCTGTTAAGAATCCACTAGTTGGTGAGCTAACTAAAGCAGTCCAGACATTAAATAATTTATTAAAGTCAATGGGGTTAACACCAGCGCAACGCAAAAAGGTTGTGAACGAAGATGACGACGACTTTAAGAACTTCTAATGGAATTTTAAATGTTTTAAACAAGCCGTCACCAACTTTATTAGCAACGTGGTATGCAGAACAGGTTGTAGCTGGAAATATTATTGCCTGTAAAGCTGTTATCTTGGCCTGTCAACGCCATTTAAACGATTTGAAAAAACAAGGGACAGAAGATTTTCCTTGGATATTTGATGAAGATCTTGGGCATAGACCAATTCGTTTTATCGAAAAGTTTTGTAAGCCATCCAAAGGAAACTATAAACAACTTATCCTTCAAGCATGGCAACATTTTTGTTTAGGACTTCTTTTTGGTTGGATTCATAAGGATACCAAGTTAAGGCGCTTTAAAGAGGGCCTTATTTTTGTTGCTAGAAAGAACGGAAAAACCACAGTAATTTCTGGAACAGCTAATTTTGGTGTTAGTAAAGACGGAGAAAATGGTGCGGATGTCATTTTACTTGCGAATTCAATGAAACAAGCTAGATTGCTTTTTGACGAATCCAAGAAAATGATATTATCATCTCCACAATTAAAGAAGCATTTTAGAGCATTACGAGATGCTATCTATTATGATGAGACCAACTCTAAAATTGAACCACAAGCAACCGATAGTGATAAATTAGATGGTCTTAATACTCATATTGGCATCTTCGATGAAATTCATGAGTACAAGGATTATAAGTTAATAAATGTTATTAAAAACTCTAGGGGATCTCGAGAACAACCATTATTAATTTATATAACAACAGCAGGTTATCAATTAGATGGACCGTTGGTGGAATATTATGAGCAAGGAATCGATGTCTTAAATGGAGTCATCGATGACGACCGTACATTTTATTACTTGGCTAGTCTAGATGATGAAAGCGAATTTGATAAACCGGAAATGTGGATTAAGGCTAATCCAAACCTTGGGGTATCCATTAAACTACAGGATATGATTGAAGATTGGGATAAAGCAAAAAGGATCCCAGCTGAGCGTAACGATTTTATAACAAAACGATTTAATTTATTTGTGGAATCATCCGAACAGTCTTTCTTAGACTATGAGGTTATTAAGAGAAATAACAAAGTTATTGATGAGAAGACGCTTGAGGGAATGTCTTGCATCGGTGGATTTGATTTATCCCAAACAGAGGACTTTACAAGTGCAGAATTGGAATTTCCACTTGATTCTGGTGAGGTTTTCGTTTTGTCTCACTCATGGATTCCGGAAAGAAAAGTAAAAATGGAGAATGAAAATATTCCGTATAGAGCATGGGCGAAAGAAGGACTTCTCACTATTTGTCCTGGTGATTATGTTGATTATCGTTCCATATTTGATTGGTTTGTTGAACAATCTAAGCGTTTTTCAATTGAATTAATCACCTATGACCCTGCAAATGCTTATAGATTAGTAGAAGATTTAAAGTCATATGGTTTTAATACTCTGGCAGTAAGGCAAGGGTACATAACTCTTAGCCCAGCTTTAAAAGATTTAAAAGAACTTTTCCTAGATGGAAATGTAATCTACAATAATAATCCACTTTTCCGTTGGTTCATTAATAATGTCAAGTTGGTTGAGGACCGAAATGGAAATTGGTTACCCACTAAATTAAGTCGCTACCGAAAAATTGACGGTTTTGCGGCTTTTTTAAATAGCCATACAGAAGTAATGAAAAGAATGGTTCAGCCACAAGGAAAAGGAAATATTAAATTTATCTCTGTTAATGATCTTTTTAAATAATTGAAAGGTGGTGAGATTTTGAAATGGTTCACTCGAGCGAAATATGCGGTAAAAGCCGCGGTTGCTGGATGGAAAGGAGCAACGTTTGATTTTTCTAAATGGTTTGGTCGTCGTTTTTGGGGAATTGATAACTCAAAATTAGCTACAAATGAGACGATTTTTAGCGTTATTAGCCGTCTAGCCAACACTTTATCGTCATTACCTTTAAAGCTTTATAAAAATTATGACATAGTAACAAACCACCAGGTAGCTGATGTGGTCATAAACAATCCTAATCCAAATATGTCTGGGTTTGAATGGATAAACAAAATTGAAGTGTCCAGGAATGAAACAGGGAATGGTTATGCTGTTATCATGAGGGATATCCGAATGCAGCCAGAAGCTATTGTTCCAATTGAATCATCTTATGTTACACCATTCATCAATACCGACGATAATAATTTGTGGTATGAGGTACGGGCTACGGATGGAACGTACTATTTTCATAACTTAAATATGCTTCATGTAAAGCATATAACCGGTGCCTCTCGATGGGCAGGAATAAACCCTTTATCAGTGTTAAAAAATACACTTGATTACGATAAAGCTGTTCAAGAATTTTCTCTTTCTGAAATGCAGAAAAAAGATAGCTTTATATTGGAATATGGAGCAAATGTGGATGATGAGAAAAGACAACAAATTATTGACGATTTTAGACGGTTTTACTCAGAAAATGGCGGTGTATTATTCCAAGAACCAGGTGTAAACGTTAAAAATATTGATAAAAAATACTTTGCATCTGATACGTTGGCATCGGAGCGTATTACTCGTTCACGTGTGGCCAACGTTTTTAATGTTCCTGCGTCATTCTTAAATGACAATGAAGGGCAGAGCTATGGAAGTAACGAACAGCTAATGATTCAGTTTGTCCAAATGACTTTAACTCCAATCGTTCGCCAGTATGAACATGAATTTAATAGAAAACTCCTTACACCAGCTGATAGAAAGGCTGGTTTTTATTTTAAATTCAGCTTAGGAGGTCTATTAAGAGGAGATACCGCAGCCAGAACAAACTTCTATCAAGCTATGATTAGAAGCGGTGGTATGTCACAAGACGAAGTAAGGCAATTAGAAGATTTACCGCCTAAAGGTGGAAATGCATCTCAACTTTGGGTAAGTGGTGATTTATATCCAATTGAAATGGATCCTGCTCAACGAAAGGGGGTGAAGGATAGTGGAAAAGAAACAGAAGAATAAGTTTTTTGAAATGAAGATGTCTGCGAATAATTCTAATGCCGCAGATATTTTTATTTATGGAGAAATAACCAAATACGCTTGGGAAGATTATGGTGAGCATTCTGCTACAACGTTCAAAAATGAATTGGATGCGCTTGGTGATGATATCGAAGCTATTAATTTATATATTAATAGTCCTGGTGGCAGTGTTTTTGAAGGGATTACCATACACAACATGCTCAAGAGACATAAAGCAAAGGTGATTGTTCATGTGGATGCTTTAGCTGCTTCCATTGCAAGCGTCATTGCTATGGCAGGTGATGAAATTCGTATGCCTTCTAACTCTATGCTTATGATTCATAATCCTTGGACATTTGCCATAGGAAATGCTGCAGAATTACGAAAACAAGCGGATGATTTAGACCGCATAGGCAATTCTAGTAAGCAATCATACTTGCAAAAAGCCGGTGACAAGTTAACAGATGAAAAACTTCAAGAAATGCTGGACGCTGAAAAGTGGCTTTCTGCAGAGGAAGCATATGAATATGGTTTATGTGATGTTGTGGAAGGAGCTAATGAAATGGCTGCTTCAATCAGCGAAGAACTATTCGCTAAATATAAAAATGTACCTAAACAGCTATATTTTAAGCAAAAAAACACTATTTCTGCTGCAGAATTGGCAAAAAGGCAAAGAATTGCTGATGAATCTAGGGCTAATTCAGCTTATATAAATACTATTTTGGAAGGATTGATATAATGAAAACTTTATTCGAATTAAAACAAGCAATGGCTACAATCGGTCAACAATTACAAAAAACTGAAAACGAACTTGCTGCAAAAGCAATGGACACCACTGCTTCATTGGATGATATCCAAGCATTACAAAAGTCTAAAGCGGATTTACAAGCTCGTTTTAATGTAATTAAAGAGCAACATGACGCTATGGAAGCGGAACAAAAGGAGAAATTTGCAGCACAACAAGGGATTAAAGGAATTGAAGATCCGAAGCAAAAAGTAATTTCTGCAAAGGCATCACTCATTCGTGCCACAATGCAAAAACAAGCAGTTTCGAAAGAAGTGTTCCAAGTGTTAGGTGATAATGACACTACTGGAGGTAATAATTTTTTACCTAAGACGGTTTCAAATGATATTTTAATGGAGCCGACAGTAAAAAACCCATTGAGAGGGAATTCTGCTGTAACTCAAATTACAAATTTAGAAATTCCAAAGTTAGATTTCACATTAGATGATGATGATTTTATTGCAGATACAGAAACAGCAAAGGAATTAAAGGCAACAGGTGATGTTGTAACATTTGGACGTCACAAATTTAAAGTATTTGCAGGTATTTCTGAAACTGTATTAAATGGTTCAGATGCTAATTTGGTATCCTACGTAGATAAAGCACTAGAATCTGGTGTAGCAGCTAAAGAAAAGAAGGTCGCATTTGCAACATCTCCAAAGTCCGGAGAAGAGCATATGAGTTTCTATACTCCGTCTTCTGACAATTATATAGGAGTAAAAGAAGTTACAGGGTCCGATTTATATGAAGCTATTACAACAGCAATTGCAGATTTACATGAGGATTATCGTCAAAACGCTAAAGTGGTTATGGCATTTACTGATTATCTAAAGATTATTAAGACCTTGGCAAATGGTAATGCAACACTTTATACTGCTCAACCAGAACAAATTATCGGAAAGCCAGTTATCTTCTGTGATTCTGCAGTATATCCTGTTGTCGGAGATTTTAGTTACTCACATTTCAACTATGATCTTAATGCTCTTTATGACCGTGATAAAGATGTTAAAACAGGTATTGAGCAATTTGTTGTTACAGCATGGTTTGACCATCAAATTAAGCTAAAATCAGCATTCCGTATTGCAAAAGTAACTGCCACACCCTGATTCGCCCCAAAATCTAGCTGGCACTACTACCATTACGCAAGCTAATTTAACGTGGGATGCCGTAGATGGGGCAGACTCTTATAAAATTTATCGAAATGGAATAGAAGTAGGAACATCCTCTACAAATTCCTATAAAGATACAGGATTAACAGGTGATACAACGTATCAATATCAAGTTTCAGCCGTAAATGTAAGCGGAGAATCCGCAAAAAGCTCCGAAATTAGCTTAACAACTCAACCTAGTACGAGTGGTAGCTAATGGCGGTAACCACTGATTTGGCAAAACAATGGCTGAAAATTGACTGGAACGATGAAGATACGTTAATAGACTTTTTAATTCAAAGTGCTAAAGAAGAATTATTAAAATCGGGTGTTAAAGAGCGCGAGTCATTAGTTTATGACCGCGCTATTTTAATGCTTGTTTCCCATTGGTATTCGAATAGAACTGGTTCAGACGATTCAAACGACATTTTGTCTAAACCATTAGCTTATGGAATACGTGATGCAATTCTAAAGTTGAAATGGGAGGATATTTCGGATGGCCAAACAACTGGTTAATCGTTTAAATCGAAGAATCTCCTTTTTCAAAACAGTTACCAAAAAAGATGATGGCGGTGACTTCGTTAAACAGGATGTAATTTTATTTTCCTGCTGGTCAGAATTTTTTTCGCAAAGTGTCCAGGATAAAACAGCATCCATTGGAACGGTATATGAAGATACGGTTTTCTTTAATGTTGCTGCACAAATGGAAGAAAAAATAGATAATTCCATGAAAATTCGATTCAAGGAAAAGAAATATTCCATTATTTCTATCGATCTAAGACCTAGTGAAGAACTAGTTCGGATCACTGCAAAGGCGGTGTCCTAATGAGTGTGGATGTTTCAACAACACGAATAAATGATAATTTAAGAAGATTAGCCATCGAACAGACAAAAGTACGAAATAGAGCATTAAAAGAAGCTGGAAAAAGGCTAGCTCAAAGATTACGAGAAAATACTCCTGTAGATGGTAAAACGGACGAACATATGAGAGATGATGTTCGAGTTTCCGGTGTAAAAGACGGAGAAGTCACTGTAGGATTTGGAAAAGATACTGCCTGGCGCGCTCATTTCGTTGAAATGGGGACCATAAAACAGCGTCCTCAAGGATTTATACAACGAACGGAAGAGGAAATGAGAAATGAAATTCTACAAATCGTAGAAACAGAATTAAGGCGAGGGTTTGGGTTATGAAACTACCAATAAACGTTGTGTATGATCTTTTAATGAATGCTTCTGAAATTACAAGCATGATCAATCCAGATATGATTTTTAAATTGTATGTACCAGAGGAATATCATCAAATCGAACATCTTCCCATTGTTCGTATAAATGAAATTAGTGACTATCAAGAGGGTTTTGCGTCTGATATGCCTTTTTCCTTTGTATGTAGTGTTCAAGTAGATGTATGGGCTTCTACCAGCAAGACACTGGAACAAATACAAACTGTAATGGACAAACTCATGGCACAAAATGAATGGGCACAATATAGCGGCGGTATCGATAGCGATCCTGATTTTAATAATACTCCTCGCATGTATCGACGTTATCGAACTACCCAACAAATTGATTTTAATTAGAGAGGGGTCAATATAATGGCTACATTAGGATTTCAAAAGGTTCATATAGGAATTTTTGATGAAACGGAAAACATTACAAAAGTACATGTTTTAGATGCACAAGAAGGTGGTACTATCTCTGCAAAAGTCAGTGGATTAGGCGCACCAATGAACACGGTATGGGCTTCTGATGTTCCATTTTATGTGGATGCCAGCGGGACTGGACAGCCTACACTAGAATTAAATATCGCGGATATTCCAGAAGATGTATTGAATGAAATTACTGGTGCAAAAGTGGAGAATGGAATCGCAAAAATCGGAGCGAATACTACTCCACCATATGTTGCAGTCATTTTAGAATCAAAAGGGACAAAGAATGATACCATTTACATTTCGTTACTAAAAGGAGTTTTCTCTTACGACGAAGTTAACCTTGCTACTGGTGAGGATAAAGGTAAAGAGCTGCAAACAGATACCATTACCGGCAACTTTGTAGCACGTTCTAGTGATGCTCTTGTTTATGCTAAGGGTCGCACAAGTACACAAAGCTTTACCGAGGAAGCGTTCAAAACGTTCGTATTCCCAGGATATACTGCTGCTTAATAGGGGGAGAAAAAAATGTTAAAGATAGAATTATATAATCCCGAAAAGAAGAAAAAAGAAACGATTACTCAAACCTTTGTATCTGCCCGTAATTTACGAAAGGCCGTGCAATTTTATACCAAAGTAGAAACAGAAGAATTGTCAGAACTCGAACAATTGGACGAGTTAATCACCCTTGTTGCAGATTGTTTTAATGATGATCGTGTCACTTTCGATAGTATCCTAGATGGTATAGCTGCCGATCAATTGTCAAAAGTTTTAGAGGGGATTATGGACCAACTTCTGGGTGGTGAAGCTAAAAAAAAGGAACAGGCAGCCAATCTAAGAAAGGTGGCAAAATAACCTTTCAAGATTCTTATAACAATCTTAAAGGAACGTACCAGGAGTTACTACAAGCAGGGTGGAAACTAAATGATATTGACTCAATGGATATTAATTTTTTCCTCGAACTAATGGATCCATCTGAGCAGGAAGAAGATATAGAAGAATTTTTCAAACGAATTTAAGCCTTGCCTTTCATTGGGTAAGGCTTTTTTGCTTTACCCTGTACTCTTCTTATGAAAGGAAGGTGAGAAAATGGCTGGAAGCCAAAACGGAAGACCTTTAGGGAATATGGTCATTAATTTAAGTTTAGATGGCACAAGATTCTCAAGGAACATGGATGTCATCCAAAGACAAATTAAAACAGCACAATCAGCTATGAGAGCTAACTTGGCTGTTTTAGGTGATTCTGCTACAGAATATGACCGTCTTAGAGTTCGGATTGATGGTTTATCTCAGTCAATGAGGGCAAATCAGCAAAAAATAGACGTTTTAAAAGAAAAATATGAGGAATATGTCCGATTAGGGAAAGAAAATACTAAAGAAGCTCAAAATTTGGCTAATAAACTTAATAACGCAATCAGAGTTCAAGCTAATTGGGAAAATGAACTGAATAGGTCCAATCAGCGTTTAAGAGAACTCGAAAAGGGAACAAGCAAATTTGGAAATAAATTAAAATCCCTAGGTGGCCAATTTGGTGGAGCGATAAAAAAAATTGGTGGTTTTTCTAAATCATTAGCTGGAATGTTTGCTGCGCCCATTGCTGCATTAGGCATTTTTAGTACAAAATTTAGTGCAGAAATGGATGAAATAGAAGGAAAAATCCAGGCAATGACTGGATCCACAGCGAAAGAAGCCAAGAAACAAGGGAAAATTGTTGGACAAGTGTGGGCGGATGGTTTTGGAGAAAGCACAGATGAAGTAGCGGAAGCGGTAATTAAAATTAAACAAAACCTCCAAGGTATCGATGATAGTCAGCTAAAAGGTATCACGGAGAAAGCTTTTACTCTTACCAAAATTACTGGCGCGGACTTTGATGAATCTCTACGCGGGATTAATGCTATCATGACTAATTTTGGTATCAGTGCTAATGAAGCTTTTGACTATATGGTCAAAGGTGCTCAGCGAGGATTAAACAAGTCTCACGAGTTAGAAGATAACATGGCTGAATACAGCCAGTTATGGGCACAAAATGGCTTTTCTATTAAAGATACCTTCAGCATTCTCGAAAACGGCTTAAAATCTGGAGCTTATAATTTTGATAAGGTAAATGATTTCGTAAAAGAATTTGGTATCTCGCTAACGGATGGACGATTCTCCAAAAATATTAAAAGTTTTTCCTCAGATACTCAAAATCTATTTAACCAATATAAAAAGGGTAAAGCCACGACAAAGGATGTCTTTAATTCTGCTATAAATGACCTTAAAGGAATGAAAAACGAGCAACAGAAACTTTCTATTGCTTCCACAGTGTGGTCTGCTCTTGGCGAAGATAATGCCATGAAGGTCATTGAATCCTTAAATAATGTCAACCATGCCTATGATAATGTAACAAACACCACAAAAAAAGCAGGTAAAGCATTAACCGATACACCTATAAGTAAGTGGAAACAAGCATGGAGAGACTTCCAGAACACAATAAAACCAGTAGGAGATCATTTATTAAATATCGGTTCTAAGATTCTTCCTAAAGTAACCGGAAGCCTAAAAGCATTTAAACAGATGTTT